CTTAGAGTCCAATGTTCCTGTAATTTTTAAACTTTCATAAGCTCTTTTAATGTCATCTAAGTTTAATCGACCAGATGATTTTCTAGCTCTAGCAACAGCATACGCAATAGCTTGAATACGAACTCTGTTTTCAGCAATTTCAGGTTTAAAATCTCCCCATAATTCTTGTGAAAACTCATTATTATGTGTTAATACTTGATCTACGGGTACAAATACACCAGATCCTTCTGCTGTTTCAATCATTCCATCTTTATAAGAATTTTGAATGTTTTCATTAATACTAGTAACAATTGAAATACCTAAGTCATCATTAGCAGCTATAACATCTGCTAACATACCTACAGCTCTTTGTTTAATATCTGTAATAACACCTGGTAAACCAACAATCGCTGGATCTTTACTTATATTTGATATGACTTTGTCAATGCTTCTTATGTTTCTGTCATACATAAGAATGGTAGATAGCTGTTCATTCAATGCTTTTTTAGGTAAGATATCTTCTTTTGTTAAAGCAACATCTGCACCTAAACTTAAATCAGCTAAACCAGTTCCAATTGCCATCCATGATGCATCACCGTTTGCTTGTAGAACAACATCTCCATTTTTATCTAACGCTGGTATTTGTACAGACCCATCTTTCATAATTTTTACAGGTAGGTTTGTATATTGTTGTGTTGATGGATGTGTAAATCCACCCATTTTGTATGATCTAACTAAATCTTCAGCTGTTTGTTTCGGTACATATCTGTTTGTATCAAAAGGTTGGTCTTTTCTCATATACATAAGTTTATTGTTATTTTGTGTATCCATAACTTCAACGTAATTTATATCGTTGATTGGCACGTGAACATTAGTATCTAATTTATTTTTATCTATAAATTCAATTTTATTTGTAGTCATATTTCTTGCTTGAATGTACTCAGGTTCTTTAAACTCCCTAGCGTTATCGAATCTCATAGGTTGAGCTTCGTTAGCTCTCGCAAACTCTTCATAATTAGTAAAGTATCTATTTGTTTTTAATATATTGTCATAAACTGTAAAAGGAGAATCATAGTCAAGTGCTTTTGAGTATTTTCTTTCACTTTCAGGTTTTTCCATATCCTTTAAAAACTCGTCTAAACTAACTTCAGTATTTAAATTTGTTTTGTTATCTTTTACTATTCTAAAAGTTTTTTTAAGTTCAAAGTTATTTTTTTGCTGTGCTTCTACTAAATTTTGATAAAAACCTAAATTTGAAAACATAGCTTGTGCTACAACATTTGCACGATTTACCTCATCTTTTTGTTGTTCTGATAATACATATTGTCTTTTTTGTATATCTACTTGTTTTTCAGCTGCTTTGACGGCAGTCTCTTCTTTTCTAGTTGCTCTTCTTGCGGCTGTAAATTCTGGAAGGGTTGCTTGTGTAGCTTCACCTAAAACTTTTAAGGCATTACCTCTACCTGTTAATAATCTAGCACCAAAAGTTATTAAACTTGATGCTACATCTGCTTGTTTTTGTGCTTCAATTGCTTCTCTCTCTGCACTATAGTCAGTTTTAAATAATTGTGATGCCTCTTGAGCTAATTCTTCTGTTGTTTTACTAGGATATAAAGACTCTGCCATAGTAACAGCAGTAGGATAAAAGTCATACATACCAGACACAATACCAGACAATAAATTATCCTCTGTAGTAGGTAAATTTGTTTGATCTTTGTTTTGATTATATGTTTGATATACACTAGTATCGATAGGATCATAACCACCAGGCATGGCACTAGGGTAAGGCTCTCCTGTAACGTGATTTATATTAGGATCACCACCATGTTTTAACTTGGCGACCCTCTTAAACATTTTTCTATCTAGTACGCTCATGTTAAATTTGGTATATTTAGTCCTTTATATGCTCCTAATCCCATAATACCTAATCCTGCAACTTGCATTAATGGACTAGTAGATGGTTGTTGTTGAACAGCCATTTGTGAGGCTGGTGTACCTGTTAAAATACCAGATGCAAATGATAGTCTTTGAAAAGGTTCTTGAGCGGCTAATTGTTGTGTAGCTCTCATAGCGTCTAATCTATTTTGTTGTTGTTGTTGTCTTAATGTACCTGCTTGTTGTAATTGTGCTATGTCTTGTGACTGCAATCCTTGTTGTAATTGACCAAGTCCAGCTTGTTGACCACCCAATGCTGCTAATTGTTGACCTACATTAAATTGTCTGCCTTGTTGAGCTTCAAAAGATTGCTGTGCTGTTTGCTGTGCTTGTTGAAAGTTTCTTGATAAATCTTCAAAGATACGTCTTGATTTTATATCTTGTAGATTTCTTGCCATTTCAGCATTTTGTATACCGGCACGTTCTGTTCCAAAAGCACCTGCAGATACTGCTTGTGCATCAACGCCTTGTTGTTGTAGTTTAGCTTGTCTATCCAACTCCGCTAAAGCATTTTGTGTAACTGATTGTTGATAAGGATCCATATAAGCTTGAATGCCTTCTGCAGTAGGAGCAAACATTCTGGCTGCTCCTCTTGTTGCTTGTATGCCCTCACCTATAGTTTGTCCTGCTTGATCTAAGAAAGGTTGAAATTGGCCTATGCCTTGTTGAGACATAGCTAATGCCTGTTGTTGTTCTGGAGTTAAACCAGCTACTTGAAAACCTGCTATTGGTTGTGGTACACCTGCCCTACCTAATTTTCTTGCTTGAAAGTCTGCCTCTGATTCACCTGGCTGTTTAACAGCGTTAGGATCTCCAAATGTAGAAGTTAATAACTGTTTGCCTCTTTCTTCTATATAAGGCGCCAGTCTATTATACGTGATTATTTCTTCAGCCATTATGCCATACCTACCCCTCTTGATGATTCTGGATCTAATTTATTCATTAAGTTATACATG